CTGCCGAAAATACCCCGGATTATGAACTCTCGTTCACGTTAACCGGGCGGTATTGTGAACGAGAGTTCATAATCCGAATGTAGTAGCGGATAGCATGGGGAAATACATGGCCAAGCGCTCAGAGGGTGGTCGGCTGCTGCAGCTCACAGCCGTGTCCCAGGCCGAGATTGCAGCGACGATCAGTGTATCGACATGCATCGTGTCGCACTGGATCTCCGGCAAGGTGACGCCGAGCCCCGCTAGGCGTCAGGAGATATATCGAGCATACGGTGTGCCGATCGAGTCCTGGGACCAGCCTCTCGGTTCGGCCGGCGCCCCGGCCCCGGTCCCGGCCCCGGCCCCGGCCAAGCGCGCGAAGGCCAGGGCCGCCAAGACAAAGCCCACAGCGGGGCCGCTGGATCCCATGGCGGGCATCATGGAGGAGGTCGCGCGATACACCGAGATGCTCGCCGACAGAGACATCCCGGATGCCCGCAAGGCTGCCCTTTCGCGGGCGCGAGTCAATGCGCTCAAGGTCTATGCGCAGCTCCAGGGGGGCTCGCTCAACGAGGCGCAGATAGTGCGGCTGGCAGCATTTCGGCGCGTGGTCGACGCCATCGCCCGTGCGCTGGTGCCGTGGCCAGCCGCCATGGCTGCCGTCGGCAAAGCCCTGGAACAGATTGGAGATGAGCAATAAGTATGAAACCGCGCGTATGCCTGCATATGATCGTAAAAGACGAGGCCGCGGTGATAACGCGCTGCCTCGACTCGGTCCGGCCGCACGTGGACGCGGTAGCAGTGGTGGACACGGGCTCGACTGACGAGACGCTGATAATCGCGGCGCAGTGGATGGAGCATGCTGGGCTGCCTCACGGGCTGCGCTCCGAGCCCTGGAAGGGATTCTCAGGGTCTCGCAACGACGCCCTGCGGCTCGCGCGCGAAGTGTGCGACGTCGAGGATTTGCGGCTCCGCAGCGTCATCGAGCCACTGGAGCCAGGCGAGGAGAGAGACCGGATGCTCGCCGAGCTGCAGCGCCCGTGGCTGCTGATGTCAATAGATGCGGACGAGATGCTGCAATTTGATTCCGGAGCCAGCTGGCCGGAGGACGATCTCGACGGCTGGCACGTATGGGTCAATCTCGGCGGAGTGCAGTACACGCGCACGTTGTTGACCCGCGCCGCGGTGCCCTGGAGGTACGCGGGCGCGGTGCACGAGGACGTGGTGCTGGACCGGCCTTACCGGGTCGGGCATCCGCCGGCAGGCATACTGGTGCGCAGCACGCGAGACGGAGCGCGCGCGAAGGACCCGCTGCGCTACGAGCGCGATGCGGCAATGCTGCAGGCAGAGCATGAGCGCGACCCGAGCGACCCGAGGACGGTATTTTATGTCGCCAACTCGCTGCGCGACGCGGGCAAGCATGCCGAGGCGCTCCAATGGTACGACAAGCGCGCGGCGATGGCGGGCTGGGACCAGGAGACGTGGGCCTGTCTGCATGAGCGCGCGCGGTGCATGATCATGCTGCAGCGGCCGCCCAAGGACGTCATCGAGGCGCATCTGGTGGCGTATGCGCATCGCCCGAGCCGCGCGGAGCCGCTCGCACAGCTCGCGCAGTACATGCGCCAGGTGACCCGGGTCGATGCAGTGGCCGACATGCTGGAGCGCGCGTGCGCTGGCATGTCGGTGCCGGACGACATCATGTTCGTCGATCGCGCCGCATACGCGCCGCAGCCTCGCGTGGCGATAATCACCGCGCCGCGGAGCGGCGCATTCCCGCTGGCGGCGACGCTGACCGCCGCCATAGCGGCGGACGAGCAATGCTCGCCGGACCAGGTGTGCGTGTTCGCAGACCAACTCGATCGCGTGCCGCTGCCGAGCCGCATCCAGCAGGAGCCCGCGAGCCAGCAGGACTTGGAGCGCATCAGCGCCGGAGGCGTGTACGGCACCCTGAACCTGTGCCGCGCGTTGCGCTGGGCGGCGGGTGCGGACTCGCTTTGCGCGGTGCTGGAGGACGATGTGCTGTTCGCTCGCGGCTGGTTGCGGCGCGCGGGCGCGCTGCTGGCTGCTGCAGAGCGCAAGGTGGGCGGGCCGGTCGTAATCAATCTGCACCACATGCACGGGAGATTAGACGGCGTGCTCGCGGACTCCGGCATTGCCTGCGCTGGAGACCGGCTGCTGGCGGCCGGCCCGGGCGCGTTCGCGAACGGCTCGCAGGGCATGGTGTGCAGGCCGGCCACGGCGCTGATGCTAGCCAGCGAGCTGCGGGAGCGGATGGAGCTGCCCACTGCGGAGGACAGAAAGCAGTGGGCGATGGACGTTGGGCTGTGGCGCTGCTGCCACGAGCTTGGCATTGCGCGGATGCTGTGGACCCATCCGTGTCTGTTGTGGCATCAGGACTCGGTCCCGAGCACGTGGGCATGGCAGGACGATCGCTGGCTCGGCGATGACGACGCGCACCGGCAGTGCAGAAAGACGAGGCACTTTTGGCCGTGGTAGACCGCGCGACTGCAATCGCCATGATCGTGCTGGCTGCACCTGCGGCAGCCGTGCTGATTGCTGCAGGGGTGCTGATTGCAGCGCTCGGAAAGCGAGGTCGCGGATGAATCCAGTGTACGAGAGCCTGGAGATCGTCGTCACCCTGCGGTGCAACGCGAGATGCCGAAATTGCATCCGGCTGTGCAACCGGCAGGACTTGGGGCTCGATTACAGCGGGCTCGACATAACCGAAGAGCAATTCGCGCTGGTGCTGCAGCAGGTGCAGGAGCTTCCGCGGGCGATCGGTCAGCGGGCATTCGGCGTGCTGTGCCTGACTGGAGGCGAGCCGCTGCTGCATCCGCGGCTGCACCGGATGCTCGATGCAGCAATTTCGCTCGAACACAGCTGCGTCGACCAGGTCGTGGTCAACAGCAACAGGACGCTTCCCATCCCGCTCGGAATGGAGCCCCGCGTGGTGCATTGGTGGGCGGTGGGCGCCGAGAAGGCAGCCCACCACGTGGCGATGCTCTCGGACCCGGCGGAGCGCGGGGAGCGCGTCACAAGAGCATCGTGCACGCACTACCGAAAGAACCGCATCGTGGTGACTTCGCAGGGGTGGACCCGGTGCTGCGCGGCGGAGGGCTACGTCAGGCTGCTCTGCCGGGAGGATTTGATACTGGACCACTTGCCCGCGACGACCAAGGACTGGCCCGACATGGACGCGGTGTGCGCGCACTGCGCGTTCGCGGCGCCTACGCAGATCTACGAGCGCGATTGCGGAGCGCCAGTGTCCGCCGTGTTCGCCGCGGCTGCGGCGCAAAATTTGGCCGGCCGCGCTGTGCGAAAGAGGCTGGCGTGACCAGCACGCGCCAACAGCTCGTGGACTCGAAATCGGGCGCGGCGCGGCGCCGGCCAAGCAACATCGCCGCAGCGTTGGGGCAATCGCTCACCACTCGCGCGATGCAGCTCGGGGAGGGTGCCGAGTGGACGTGGCCCAGCATGCAGTACCAGCGCGACCCGGTCGCGTACTGCAGAGAGGTGCTGGGCACCGAGCCGTGGGGCTGCCAGCGCGATGTGATGCAGGCGCTCGTGCCTGCGCTCGCGCGCGTGGCCGTTAAGTCTGGCCACAAGACGGGAAAGTCGCACTTGGCCGCGTGCATCGCGCTATGGTTCTACTGCAGCTTTGCGAATGCGCGCGTGGTGATGTCTTCCACGACGTCGCGACAGGTGGACCGCATCCTGTGGCGAGAGCTGCGCATGATGCACTACCGCTCGCAGGCCGGGCTGCGCGAAGACGACCGCGCACTGCAGCGCAACCCGCACCTGCGGACGAGGCCAATAGGGGGAGAGCCTGCGGTGCTGGCGCGCTCCGGTTTGGTGTCGCCGGACTTCCGCGAGATTACAGGGTTCACTGCGCGCGAGGCTGAGGCCGTTGCCGGCATCTCGGGCGAGAATCTGCTGTATATCATCGACGAGGCGTCAGGCGTTCCCGGCAATATATTCGAGGCGATTCAAGGAAACATGGCGGGTGGGGCGCGGATCCTGTTGCTGAGCAACCCGACGCAGGACAAGGGAGAGTTCTTCGACGCATTCGGCAAGAAGGCGAAATCGGACACGAACCCGACCGGATACACCTGTTTCACCATCTCGTCCGAGATGTCGCCGAATGTGGTCGAGGGTCGCGTGGTGATTCCAGGGCTCGCGACCAGGGAGTGGATAGAGACCATGCGGCAGGATTATGGGCCTGACTCTGCGTGGTACACGGTGCGAGTCAAGGGCGACTTCGTGCTAAATGAGGCCAGCAAGATCATCTCGCTGGCGCTCATATCGGCAGCTGAACAGCGCTGGGAGGACGCGCCTGAGGACGGCGGGCAGCTGCACATCGGGCTCGACCCCGCGGGCCCGTCTGGCGGCGGCGACGAGACGGTGTTCTGTCTGAGGCGCGGCGGCAAGATACTGTCATTCCACGCGTTCCGCGAGCAGAACGAGGACGCGATCCTGGTGCAGCTCATTGGCATCGTGCAGCAGGCGCGGCGCCCGCGCGAGGTGCCGCTGGTCAAGGTGGACCGGGAGGGGCTCATCGGCAGCAAGGTATTCGGCAGGCTGCGCGCATACCTCGACGCGCAGCCGGCGTACGAGCGGCCATTCGAGTGCGTCGGCGTGCGCGCTTCCGACAAGGCGCACCGAGACCCGATGAACTTCGACCGGATGCGCGACGAGCTGTGGGAGAACATGCGGCTGTGGCTGGCATCGGGCGGCGCCATCCCGCCGAGCAGCAAACTGGAGCAGGAGCTGCATGCGCCGGACTGGGTCACCAGACTCGACCTGAAGCGCAAAGTCACTCCGAAGGAAGAGCTGCGCAAGCTGCTCGGCCGGTCATGCGACCATGCGGATGCAATGGCGCTCGCGGTGTGGGACATCACTCTGCGCGAGCACGCTGCCGCAGTGCCGGACCAGAGTCACCAGCCTCCGCCCGCGTACGCCGAGCCGGCTGCGCTGGACCCGTACGATTGGGAGCGCGCATTCCGCAGGTGAGTTAACGCTGATTATGCGAGACCCGCGCGCCAGCGCAATGTCAGCCTTAATCAATATTAAATTTCGCGGGTGCTAAACTATTAGTGTGGCGTCACTTGTCAGCAAACTAACGCAGATTGCAGGCGATCAGCTGCGCGCGCTGCTGTCCGTCAGTGCGCTGCAAGGCGTGGGGCAATCTGCGCAGGTGCACGAAGTCAGCGCGGAGGACGTGGCGCGGATTCGCGAGGCGCTCGGCGGCAACCTGTCGCCAATGCCGACCACGCGGACCCGCTGGTACCTGTCCGATCTGGAGGCCGCCAGCCGCGCTGCAGACGTCGGAGACCTGACGATTGTGGGCCAGTTGTGGCGCGCGATGCGGCGCGACGGCACCATGAGCGGGTTGCTTAGCACGCGCACCGACGGCCTAGTGCGCCTGCCAAAGCGGTTTTTCGGCGACGCTGAGCAAGTGGCGCAGCTGCAGCAGCGCAACGGCACCCGGTCCATATTCGACGAGATGTTTCCGCCCGCTGAGCTGGCAAAGTTCGCGGCAGACGGGCTGGTGTGCGGCGTCGCCGTGGCGGAGCTGCTGCCGGTGCCTGGCCGCAGCTATCCGGTGATGCGCACGCTGGACCCGGAGTTCCTTCGTTACCGATGGAACGAGGGGCGCTGGTACTACAGCTCCGTCGCGGGGCAGCTGCCAATCACTCCGGGCGACGGGCACTGGATGCTGCACATACCGGGCGGCAATCTGGCGCCGTGGAGCCACGGGCTGTGGATGGCGCTCGGACGAGCGTACGTGAACAAAGAGCACGCGCTCAACGCACGCTCCAATTACTCGTCCAAGCTCGCCAACCCGGCGCGCGTAGCCAAAGCTCCAATTGGCGCGACCGAGCTGCAGCGCGTGGGGTTCCTTTCGCGCGTCATCGCCTGGGGCATCAACACGGTGTTCGAGCTTCCGCCGGGCTGGGATGTGGCGCTGCTGGAGAGCAATGGCCGCGGGTGGGAAGTGTTCCAGAGCGAAATCGACACGAGCGACAAAGAGATGGTGCTGTGCCTCGCCGGCCAGACCGTGACGACCGACGGCGGCGCCGGGTTCGCGAACTCAGACATCCACAAGTCAATCCGCGCAGACCTAATCAAGGCCACGGCGGATTCGCTCGCCTACACGATTAACACTCAGGGTCTGCCGCAGTGGGTGGTCGCTCACTGGGGCGTCGACGCGATCGAGACGCGCGCACAGGTCGAATGGGACGTGGAGCCCGCGAAGGACCGCCTGGCGGAGGCGAACTCGCTGATTGCGGTGGCCAATGCGATCGGCCTTCTGCGCACGAATCTGCAACCCTACGGCAGGGACGTGGACGTGGTGTCGATGGCCACGCGGTTCGGCGTTCCCATCGCGGGCGATGGGAACGGTGACGGGGTTCCGGACGAGCTGCAGGCGCAGCCCGAGGCGCAACGGGAGGCTGCATGACCATTCGCCTGCACTGTTCGATAGCGATCGATGGCGACGGCGTGGAGCGCCCGGGGCCCGGGATGGCGCCGACGGCGTTCCGGATATGGCGCGCGGGACTGAATCAGACTGACCACGGACCCACAGTCTTCAGCGCGCGCTCGGCGCAGGCGCTGATGCGCGAGCAAGAGCTGCGCGGCAATCTGATTTCGTTCGACATCGATCACATGTCGCTCGACCCGCGCGCACCGCTGGAGAACCACGCGGCAGTCGGGTGGCACCGTCTCGGCGTGCGCGGCCCCGGCGACGAGCCGGAGCTGTGGGCGGAAGACTGCAAGTTCGATGCGATGATTGCGGAGGGCATGGCTGCCGATCCGCCCCGGTGGAGATACTACAGCCCGGCATACGACGTGACTGACGACACGCACGAGGTCATCTCGTACGTGAACTGCGCAATCACGAATCAGCCGGCGACATGGAATGTCACTCAGCTCGCAACGCGGGCCGAACAGAAAGGTCAGAAAATGGCAATCAGCAAGGCTGACATGCTCGCGTTCATCAAGCGCGCGAGCGAGTCGGGCGGAGAGGATGCTGGCGAAATTTGTGCGGCTATCCTCGCCGTCCTGGAAGAGGAGCCCGTCAAGCAGGACGAGCCCGAGGACAAGGAGCCCGTCGAGCAGGATGAGCCCAAGGACGAGGACAAGGAGCCCGCGAAGGAGGCTCGCACGGACTCGCGGGTGATTTCGCTGCTCGAAGCACTTGAAGCCGATCGCAAGCGCATCTCAGCCGAGCGCGCCGCCGAGAAGGTGGCCGCGGAGCGCGCGAGCCTGCTGGCTTCGCGCACCATTGCGAATGTTGAAGTGCGCGCTTGGCTGGCATCTCCCAAGACGCCGATCGAGGAAGTGCGTGCGGCGTGCAAGGTGCTGCCGCCGGCCGAAATGCCGAACCCGGCAGCGGCGGTGTCGGTGCAGGCCACTCGCGGAGCGAGCCAGGGCAGCACGCGGAGCGTGGAGCCGAGCGTGGCCGATGCCATCGACGCGAAGATGGGCATTCGCGGGGCGAAGCCGTCCATCCGGCGCGAAGACAAGGTGCATGTGCTCGGCGCGCTGTACGGGCGCGAGGGCAGGGAAGAGGCCAAGCGGATTCTGGCTCTGCGTGAGCCTGGCAAGGATGGTGTGTGATGGCGGGACTTGGAGCACTGACCGCGCCCAGGGCGCGCGCGCAGAAGACGATTAAGACCGTTCGCCTGCCGATCGGGCAGACGAAGGTATTCAAAGGCGCAGGCGCTTGCCTCTCGGGCGGATACGCCATCGAGGCGGCCGCCGCGACCGAGCTGAGCACCATCGGCGTGTTCAGCGAGACGGTGGACAACTCCGCAGGCGCCTCCGGGGCCAAGACCGCAGAGGTCGAGTTCCCGCAGGAGCTGCACGGCGAATACTTCGCCAACGGCACCTCCGGCGATGCGGTGGCAATCACCGACATCGGCGCGCTGTGCTACTGGATTGACGACCAGACGGTGTCCATCTCCGATGGCAGCGGCACCCGCTCGCCGGCCGGATTCGTTGGCGGCGTCGACGCGCAGCTCGGCGTGCTCGTGGCCATCCAGCCCATCATGAATCAGGCCATTGCGACCCCGACGATCACTTCGTTCGCGAACGCGGCGCACGGCCACACCGACGCCGCTGGCGGCGGGGTACTTGCCGCGCCGGCCATCACTTCTTTCGCGGCTGCCGCGCACACTCACGGCAATGCGGCCGGCGGCGGTGCGCTGCGCATGATCGATGGCGGCACGCTGGCTTGGACCGGCGTGACCTGCACGATCTCCACTCCGGGCACTTGGAAGCATTATCGCGCTCCTGCGGCGGCCACCCAGGCGAGCGTGATTTCGCTCGGCAACACCAGCGCGGTCATGGGCGACATGGTCAAAATCACGTCGGCCGGCGCCTGCACCCAAACCATCACCTATTTCGACGGCACATACGCGCGCACTGCCGCGCTGAGCGCCAGCAAAACCCACACTGTGATCGCGAGCTACGACGGCGCGGTCTGGACGTTCGACTACACGGTCGGAGCCAACTGAGGAGACTGAGTCATGGGAGCTATTACGGTTGAGTTTTTGCAACGCGTCGAAGACAACATGCGCCTGTTGTCCGAGAAGGCGGCGGCAGGCTTGCTCGATGAGATGTGGTGGCACCACATCGCGCGCGTAGTGCCGAGTTCGTCCGCTCGCGAGAACATGGTGTGGTTCATCGACACGGCGCTCATTGAAGACGCTGGGCTCGGCGGCAACGTCACGTTCCGCGACATGGTCATGCAGACCACGCAGGCCGAGAATCGCGTGAGCAATGCCGGGCTCAAGATCCGGCGCTCGCAATTCTTGGATCTCGACGGCAACGGCGTGCAGATGGCTGCGCACTGGGCGAGCGAGATCGGCGCGGAGTCGCAGTATTGGCCGCAGGCATCGATTACGAGCTTGCTTCTGGCCGGCGGCGCTACCACGGCGTACGACGGCTCGTACTACTTCGCGCGCGGCCACAAGGTCAATCCTGGCAATGCCGCGTACGGCACTTACTCGAACGACCTGACTGGGTCCGCCGCGACCGAGAACGGCGTCGCGCTGGCCTACCCGGGCGCATGCCCGATTGACGAGTCTGTGTCGCCCGAAGTCGCCCTGCAGAACCTGACGAAGGTCTACAAGTACATGGCTTCGATCAAGTCGAGCAACGGCAAGCGCCCGCGCAATCTGCGCCCCGGCAGGCTCATGGTGCCGCCAGCGCTGATGCCGCGCGCCACCCAGCTGTGCAATGCCAAGTTCATCGCGCAGACCGCGGGCTCCGGCGCGGGCTCCGGCGATGTCGAGGCCGTTGTGCAGATGCTCGGCATGGGCCAGCCCGTCTCGTGTCCCGAGCTGGGCCTGGCTCTCGGCGGCAGCGACACCACCTACTACGTTGCAGCGAAGCAGGCCGAGACGAGCATGCTTGGCGCGCTGACCTACGTGGAGCGTGAGCCGTTCGCTGTCCGCTACTACACGGGCGACGGCGGCGGCAACGGCGTCGATGCTGACCTCGACCGTCGCGACGAATACGAGTGGCATGTGCAGGGGCGCAATGTTGCCACTCCCGGGCACCCGTATCTGCTCTTCCGCTGCCAGAAGATTTGAAGTCCCCATCAGGTCCCCTGACCAGCCCCGCACCCCGAAAGGGGCCGGGGCATCAGGGTTAGAGACCTATGGCGGCATACCTCACAGTGGACGAGTTCAAGCTGCGGTCAATAATGCCGCAGCAGCAGGTCAATTCGCTAGAGATTGACGAGCCAGGATTCCTGTCTGCCGCCATTGCGCAGGTGTCGGATTGGATCGATGCGCGGCTGCGCAAGCAGTACGCGGTGCCGTTCGAGCGCCCGGTGCCTCCGGTGGTGCTGGGCTGGGTGACTGCGATGGTCACCCTGCAGGCGTACGGCAAATGCGGCTGGAATCCAGGCTCGAAGTCCGATGAGGAGAGCATCATCGGAGCCGCGAAGGACGCGCGCGAGGAAGTGAAGGAGGCCGCCGATTCCAAGGACGGCCTGTTCGATCTGCCGCTCCGCGCGGGCGGCGATTCCGCGGTGACCAAGGGCGGGCCGCTCGGATACTCCGAGACCTCGCCGTACGTCTGGGCCACGCACCAATCGCGCACTGGACGCGAGGAGGATTCGCGATGAGCCAGGACAACTCCGCTGCGCTGCAGACAATCGACCAGTGGGTGGCGCAGCTCCGAGGGCTGCAGCCGCACCTGGACAGCGAGGGGCCGAAGGCCATCGCGGAAGTTGTGCAGCAGCATCTTGAGGCCGCGGCGGCGGCGGGAGAGATGCTCGGCGGAACCAAGTGGCCGGCGCGCGTGAAGGACGGGCAGCGCGCACTGCCGAATGCGGCCAAATATCTGAGCGTGCGCGTGCACGGAACGACCGTGATTGCCGAGCTGACCGGCCCCATGGCCATATCGCAGTTCGGCACCGGGCGGCAGGTGGCGAGGCCGCTGTGGCCCATGGGCGGACTTCCGTTCAAGCTCGGCGACGCCATCCGGCTCGGCATCGTGCGCATGAGCGAGGAGTTCATGAATCGCCGCGGCGGGCACGGCAAGCGAGGTCGCAGATGACTGCTGCGGTGAGCGCGCTCGGATACTTGCATGGGCAGCTGCAGCAGGCGCTCGCGGCAGACGGGACCGCTGTGCATTTCGGCCGGCGCGAAGCCGCGCGCCAAATCGGGCAGGGCCAGCCGACGTGCAACCGCGTCGTCATCGACCCATCGTCCGGCCAGTCCGCAGGCAAGTTCGCTCCAGCCAAGTACCCTGGCCGCAATCCGAGGCCGGTTGGCGGCTTCGTGGCCACCGCCACGGTGTACGTGTGGGCGCTCGATGCCGCGGACCCGAACAACGAGCTGCTGCAATACGAGGCCGTGACTGCGCTGCAAGCTCGCGTGTACGCCGCGATTCATCGGGCTCTCAGCAGCAAGGTTCGCCAATCGCGTGCTCTGCATGGATGGTTCGAGATGTCGGACCCGCAGTGGGTTGGAGACAAGGTGGAGCGCGTGCGCGGAGCCGAGTGGTCATTCACGCTCGCTGTGCATGAGGACATTTGCGACCTGCCGTGGGGCGAGGCTGTGAACGTCACGGGAGTCGCGGAGACGATTCTGACCGGCGCCGACGGCGCATAGGAGAGCATTATGTCACTTTCAGGCGTCGTAATAACGGAATTGACGAACAGCATGGGGGTAATCTCCACGAGCGTGGGGGACACTGCCGCCGTGATTGCGCCGGCCACCGCAGGGCCGCTGAACCTGGCTGGCGCGTTCGCGCGCGGAGCCGCAGTGGCGACGAATTTCTCGTCGGGGCCGCTCGTGGAGCTGGCCAGCTATATCATCGGCAAGCCGGCGGTGTGCGTCCGGTCGGACGTCACGACAGCGGGAGACTACTGGCCGATTGACGTCTCCGGCATGGCTCCCGGGTCCACATGCGTGCCGAGCGCGGACGCGACCACGGAGCCCATCGACGAGTACGAGCTGCATCTCGAAATCGCGCGCGGCGGCACTGTCGGCACTCCGGGCATCCTTTACAAGCTGTCGTTCGACAACGGGCGCTCGCAGTCTGCAGCCACGGCGCTCGGCACGGCCACCGCAGTGGACCGGCCGGCGTACGGGTGTAAAATCAATCTGGCGCCAGGCACGCTGACCACGGGCGACGTCATCCGGCTGCGCACCAAGGCGCCGCGCGAAGCGGTGGCAGACCTGCAGGCGGCAGAGGCGGCGCTGCGCACCACTTCGCTCAAGTGGGACTTCGTGGTGCTGGCCACTCCGGTGGATGCGGCGCTGTTCGCTGAGCTGGACTCGTGGCTGCACCAGCTGCACCAGACGGACGAAAAATTCCGCGCCGCTCTGGTGTCGTTCCGCGGCCCCAATCCCGGCGAGACCGAAGCCCAATACCTGACGGCAGCTGCAGCGTTCCGCGCGGCGAACCACAGCCCGTATATCGCGGTCGGGTATCACTACTGCCAGACGCAGAGCAAGGTATCACCCGGGCACCAGCTGCGGCGCCCAACGATCTGGCCCGTCGCCCGGCGCGCCGCGGCCATCCGTCGCCCGTCGCGCACCGATCTCGGGCAAGTGGCCGGCATGGACGGTGGGCCGCTGCCCGCGGACGTCAAGCTGTACGACGCGTCCGGCAACCCGATGGTGGACTCTGCCGGCGGCTCGATGTGCCACGATGAGGCGCTGTCGCCTGGGGGTTCGGACATGCGGTTCGTGACGCTCCGCACGAGGCAGGGTTATTCGGGCGTATTCGTTGAGAAGCCGTGGGTGTTCTCGCAGGACGGCTCGGACATCTTCCTGTGGCAGCATCGCTCGCTCGTCAACAAGGTCAAGGCGGCGGTGCAGACCGCGCTTACCGCCAGGCTGCGCAGCCCGGTGCTGGTGAACCCGGCGACAGGGTTCATCCTGGAATCAGAGGCGCTCGACATCGAAAACTCGGTCGACGCAGCAGTGCGCGCAGTGGTCGGCCCGGGGCCGGACGTCTCGGCTCACAAGTTCACCCTGCATCGCGACGACCCGCTGCTGCAGTCGGACTCGCCGGTGCTGAACGGCGACGAGCGCATTGTGCCGCTCGCGTATCCGCAGGGTTTCGCGATCTCCATCGGATTCGTCAATCCGGCCGTAGGAAAGGTGGCGTGATATGGGCGGCAAGATTACTGACCTTGAGGTCAATGGAATAGCGCACAGCTGGGAGAGCAGCAAGCTCACCTTCGACGGAGACGAGTTCAATCAGTTCTCCTCGATCGACTTCGACGACAAGCTGGAGAGCGCGTTCGCATACGGCTCCGGCAAGTCGCACGGACCGATCGCCCGCTCAGGCGGCAAGTACACGCCAGGCGTCGTCAAGCTCACTGCGCTCAAGGGCGCGATGCAGCAGTTCCGCGAGTGGGTGGCGGCAAAATCCCCGAACGGCAAGTCCTACGGCAAGGTCATCTTCCAGGGCGTGTTCCAGTATCTGGGCGACGACGACGTGCCGATCAAGATCGAGTTTCGCAATCTCAAGTGGGTGTCGAACACGAGCGGCGACAAAGAGGGCGCGGACCCGCTGACTGACTCGTGTGAGCTGCAGCCCATGAGAATCCTGCGCAACGGAATTGCTCTGTATGACAACACGGACGAGGTCTGACAATGGCTAACAAGACTGCTACATTCACGCTGAACCTGTCGTACGTCGGACCTGGCGGCACTGTGCGCACCGAGCCGCCGGTGTCGGTGCTGACGCCGTTCATGTCCGAGAACTCCGGCGAGATCGACATCCCGGCCGGAGCGACCATCGGCAGCTCGCATGCAATCCCGTTCGGCACCATCGAGCGCGCGACCGGCGCTGTGGTCCGCAACGGCCTGACCCAGAGCGTGGTGCTCAAGTCGGCGGGAGCCACGGTGGCCATCCTGCAGCCCACTGCGTTCTTCGCCATGGCCGGGGCCACTGCGGCTGGGGCCACGGCTCCGCTCGCCGCGCTGACCGTGGAGCCGACGACCACGCAGAGCGCAGTGGGCACGGTCGGATATTGGGTATTCGGTGACCCTGAGTGAGAGGAGTTGGAGTCATGGGCCTAGATGACAAGACCGAAGAGCAAGAGCTGGAGCTGGAGCTGCAGAGGCTCCGAGAGCGCAACGAGCCTCTGCGAGCGGCGCAGAGGCGCCAGGAGCTGATGCGCCTGATTGAGCTGGAAAAGCTCGCCGCGCAGCGAGCCGAGATTGAAAAGAAGGTGCGCGAGCAGCTCGGCGAGCAGGCGGTGGAAAACCGCGACTTCGCGTTCGTCGTTGCCAACGGGCACATCGTCGCGGTGCAGCGTCCGCACGATCTGCACTACCGCAAATTCCGCAACTCCAACCAGACGGACGCGGCTGCCTGCATGAACTTCATCCGCCCGTCGGTGCTGCACCCCGACAAGGAGGGATTCGCAGCGCTGTGCTCCGAAGTGCCGGCGATGAGCGATCTTGCTGCCGGGGCCGGGCTCCGGCTGTGCGGCGTGCATGCGGAGGAGTTGGGAAAAAAATAAAAGCGGTCCTGGCGGAAGCGAAGCGAGACCACGGAGTGATGGCAGCCTGTCTGATTTCGCTTCTGCAGTTGGACCCGGAGAGCGAGGACGAGGACGACAGGATTCGGGCGACGGTGGCAGGGCTCAGGTTGAGCGAGGCGATCCACGAGCTATATCTGATTCGCAAGATCTTGGAGAGGCAAAATGGCAGGTGAAGTAGCACGGCTAGCGATCGGACTCGATTCCTCCGGGGTGTCGAGCGGCGCGTCCGGCGCAGCCTCGTCCCTGCAGGCCATGAAAGCCTCGTTCCAGTCCGCTCAGGAAGAGGTGCGGGCTCTGCAGCAAGCCATGCAGGCCATGCAAAAGGGCGGAGCGGCCATCGACATCAAGGCATTCAAGGGAATGCAGGACCAGCTGACTGCCGCCAAAGCCGCGGCGTCCAACGCGGCGCAAGGATTTGTCAAGGCAGGCGGCAGCATCAAGGATTTGGCTGCCAAGCCGGCAGCAGCTGCCGACGGCATGAAGGCGCTGATGGACGCGTCCAAGGGCGCGCTCGGACCGATGGGCGGCCTGTTCGAGAAAATCAATCTGCTCAAAGGCGCATTCACGGGCGGGGGAGGGTTATATGCGGCGGCAGCCCTGGCCGCCGTGGCTGTGGCGGCGCTGAGCGCTGCCGTGGTGGTGGCGATCTTCAAGATGGCGCAGTTCGCACTGGTGGCGAGCGACGCCGCAATGAAGCAGCGCAATCTGCTGGAGGGCACCACTGGCAACGCGAAGGCGGCGGCGGAGCTTGCGGCGACAATCGGGCGCGTGACGTCCGCCGTGCCGCTGGCCACCACTGAGGTGCAGAAGCTGGCGCAGAAGCTGTACGATTCGGGCAAGCGCGGCTCGGAGCTGGAGCGGGAGCTGATGCGCGCATCGACGGCAGCCGCAGGACTGGGCAAGAACCCGTCCGCCGCTCTGCTCGCGCGCTCGCTGCTGTCGCTGGACGTGCAGACGATGAAGTTCAAGGAGAACCTGTCCAAGATCTTCGCCGGGGTCAAAATCGAAGGATTCCTGAAAGGGCTGCAGCAGGTGCTGCAGCTGATGGACGAGAACTCGGCTTCTGGCAAGGCGCTCAAGGCTATAGTCGAAGTGATACTGAACCCGCTGTTCGACGCCGCGTCGGCCATCGGACCGGTGGTCAAGCGAGTGTTCCAGGGCATGGTCATCGGCGCTCTGCTCGCGGCCATCGCTGTGCTGAAGCTCAGGAACGTGCTCCGAGACATGATTCCGCAAGAGGTGCGGGACGCCATGGGCAAGTTCGAGACCGGCGCCGTCGGGATGTGGGTCGCAGTTGGAGTCGGGGTGGCGATTGTCGGCATTCTTGCTGTCGTGCTGGCCGGACTGTCGATCGTGCTGGTGGTGATTGCAGTGGCGATGACGATGGCGCTCGCGCCGCTGGCTCTGCTGATCGCAGCGTTTTTCATCTTGGTGGCTGTGCTGCTGGCGCCGGTCATCATCATCGCTCTGCTGATCGCATACTTCGACGATTTGAAAGCGGCGCTCAGTACGCTGGCTGCGGCCGGCATCGAGGCCGCCACTGGTCTGATGTCAGGCTTGGTCAACGGCATCCTGTCCGGCAAGGACCGAGTGATGGAGGCGCTCCGGCAGGTGGCAGCTGGAGCCAAGGCTGCGCTGATGGGAGCGCTCGGCATCGCCTCGCCATCGAAGGTGTTCGCCGAGCTTGGAGTGCATACCACCGCAGGGTTTGCGCAGGGCGTGGACTCCGGCGCGCCTGCGGTGCAGGACTCGGTAAATGCCATGGTGTCTGTGCCGGCGGCCGCCAGCTCCGGTTCCGCGGGCGGCGGAGCAAGGACCATCACCATCGGGCAGGTGTCGATCTCTGGCGTCAAGGATGCTCAAGAGCTGGACACCGCGTCGTTCGCGCAGCGGATGGCGCAGGCGATTGAGGCAGCGATGGATGGGGCGGGTGTCCCAGAGCCGGAGCCCGCGTGATGCCAATATTTCAAGACAACTTGGGCACGACTTCCCCGGGCGGAGAGATTGTGCCGGCCGATGGTGAGAGCCGGCTGTCGCCCATCAATCCGATCGATGACCCATCGGCATTCGATTATATCCTACTTGGAGGCGATTGGAGCCCTGGGCTGGTGATGGGCATCGCAGGCGCAAGCAATCCGCGCAAATGGGACGAGCGCGCAGCGGCAGGCCAGAGCGGCGCCACGATTGTGTACGGAGGCGACGGGCTCGCAAAGTTCACAGCGAAACTCTTGTTGTGGCTGCCGGAGCACTTCGCCTATTGGGACGTGTGGAAGGCTCGGCTGGCTCCACCCACGGTCAAGAATCCGCAGGCGCTCGACATCTATCACCCGGTCTTGGACATGCTGCCGGTGCCGGTGCGCTCGGTCGTGGTCACGGACGTCAAGGCGTTTGAGCAGTCCGGAGACGGCTTCTGGACCGTGGAGATTGCATTCATGCAGTACCGCGCGCCCAAGCCTGCCGGGGCCAAGCCCAAGAGCAGCCAGTCGCACGGCACCGCAGCCCCGAAGGACCCGGTCGACGACATGATCAACGGCCTGACCAACCAAATGAATGACCTGTTGAAATGACTATTCGCGCCACAGTCAACGGACGCCTTGCATGCGAGCTGCATTTGTATGCTGGCCCGTACGGCGTGTGGACTGTGGATGCGGACCTCGACACTGCGCTGGAGCCTGCGGAGCTTGTCGGGCCGGCAGAGGTCCGGGTCGGCAACCTGGTTTTGGTGGGGTCTTTCTCGGCCAGGACGGGGTCCTTCTTGCTCCAGTCGCGCTGTCGCGTGCTGGGAGGCCAGGGCCGGCTCGGGACAGTCCTGAAGCCCAAGGCGTACCACAGCGACGCCAGGGTCAAGGTCTCGACAGTGGCGAATGACGCGATAATGGAGGCCGGCGAGACTCCCGGCCAATCTAGCCTGACCACAGAGCGGCTTGGGGTGGATTTCGTCAGGCGCGCCCAGCCGGCGAGCCAGACGCTCGCGCAGGCGCTCGGTCGCACGCCGTGGTGGGTAAACTACGCCGGTGCGGTGTGCATCGGAGAGCGCCCGGCGACGGAGGTTGCCGGACAGTACGAAGTGCTCGACTACGACCCGAGGCAACGCCTCGCCGAAGTCGCCACGGACGAGCCCGAGGCTGTGGCGGTGGGCTCCGTGCTCCGGAGCCGGCTCGCGGCTCCGCTCCGCATCGACGAGATTCGGCTGGCGGTCAATGGCGACATGATGCGCATGTACGCGTGGGGCAGGGAGGTGTCGTCGTGAGCCGGCTGATGGAAGATTTGCGAGCCGTGGTGTTGGCGTGCATCCCGACCAGCCCGTACTGGGTGCCGCGCAAGTATCGCGTGGTGACGCATCGGCAGGATGGGCGCGTGGAGCTGCAGCAAGTGGTCAAGGCGCTCGGACTGCCGGACATCTTGCCGATCTCGATTCACCCCGGCATGGCCGGCCTGAAGTCGCGCCTCACTCCGGGCTCGATGGTGATCGTGCAGTTCGTCGATGGCGACCCGTCGCAGCCCATCATCACGCACTTCGCAGCCGAGGGTGACCAGGGATTTTTGCCGCTGCAGCTCGCGCTGGATGCGGAGCTGTTGGTGGAGCTGGCCAAGAGCGCCGCAATCACGCGCATCGCTGACGGCGTGCCTGTCGTGCAAGGCGTCGCCCGGTTTGGCGATTCGGTGCAGGCCGGGATTTGGGGCGGGTTCATCACCTCTGGTAGCACGAAAGTGAGCTGCGGCTGATGGGCATTCTCGAACTCACAGCTGCTCTCAAGGCCGCATACCTTTCGGCCGGCGCAATCGCGGGAGCGACGCTGGACGCGTTTTGTGCGGCGCAGTCCGGCGCGATCGCGCTGAACCAGGCGCTGTGGTACTCGCCCGCGGACCGCGGGGTCACCAGCGCGACAGATTCGGGCAACGGCGATTATGCTTTCGGCATCCGCATCTACCCGCTGACTGCGAACAATGGCGGAACGACGCACGGGGCGTACCCCAAGATCGCTGGCGTCAGGGCCTATGCAAGGTTTGCCTCATATCCGCGCACCATCAAGTGCTCGGTGTGGAACGCGATCAACACCAGAATAGCTACGGCCAACGCAGTGGTCAGCGCTCAGGGCATCTACAATGTGCTTTTTTCCGCACCAGTCGAAATGGTTACGGGCAAGCACGATGTGGTGGTCTGGGACACGTCCGGATCGGGTAAGCAGTATTTCGGCCTGCGGTCTGACTCACCAACGTTGCACCCTGCGGTTCCGTTTCTCATGGGCCCGCAGTGCATCATGCAGGGATTCGGGTATGGGCCCGGCGACTTCCCGATAACCCAGGTGGCGCTGCTGGGCACGATGACCGGATTCACCGTGGAGCCGATATTCGGGGCATGACAATGAACTACATATTGTCGTCGATACAGCAGGCTGCGCAGGGAGCGGCAGCTGCGTCTCCGCCGTCGGCTTCCGCAGCGGTGCCGGACTACGGGTCCGACATCTCGTGCACAGACGACGCCGACGCCCTATTCACCGAGCGCGACGGCGACGACCCGCTGCTCGTGGCCGAGGCCGTGTGGCGCGCAATCACGTCACCGAGAGGCTCGATACCCGGCGCGCCGGACGTCGGCTGGGATATCCAGTCGCTGCTGAGGAGCCCGTCGGGGCCGCTTGACGTCCGAGCCTGGCCGCGGCTCGTTCGGCAGGAAGTGATGCGAGACGACCGGGTGGAGACCTGCTCTGTGCAATTCCGCCAGACTGCACAGGACGCCTGGCAGGTGACTGTGCAGGGCACGACTGTTTCTGCCGGCGAATTTTCATTGGTTGGGCAGCTGACCCCGAACGCGGCATTGCTGCAGGAGATACTTGCGACATGAGCGTATTGCTGGAAGACCTGCTGCAGCCGCTGACCGTCGCCGAAGCCAGAGCGAGCGTATACGCAATCATGGCGCAGCTCGGCGCGCCGACGACCGCATGGAAGCCGAACGCCGTGGTGCGCGCGGTGCTTGAAGTCGTCGCGATATTGCTGGTTGGCCTGTCGTTCGTTGCGGTGGCCGTGACCAAGATGCAGTTCCGCGAGCACGCCGCGGGGGATTGGGAAACCATTCGCGCGCGGGGGTACTACGGACTGGAGCGGATGGAGGCGACGTACGCCACGGGACAGGTCACGCTCTCGAACACTGGCGGCGGCGTCTATCCGATGGACGCGGGCGACGTCATCATCCAGCACGACTCGACCCAGCGCACGTACACGAACGCTTCCGCATTCACACTGCTCGCGGGCTCCATCGGGTCTCCGACGCAGGTCACGATAGACGTGATTGCAACCGAGCCGGGCTCGGCGAGCAACGCGACGGCGAACAATGCGATGACGATCGTGACGACCATGCTCGGCGTGGCGGTGACTTCCAACACTGCGATTGTCGGCAGAGACCAGGAGACTGACGAGGAGCTGAAGGTGCGCGAGGACGCTTCCATCGACGCGCTGTCGCCCAATGGCCCAGCAGGCGCGTACCTGGCCGCGGCAAGATCGGCCGTGCGTGCGAACGGCACCAACGTCGGTGTTACTCGCGTGGCCGTGTCGGGCCCGTCGATGGTTGGGCAGCTGTCGGTGACTGCAGCCACTGCAGTCGGCCCAGTGCCGGGCTCCGTAGGCACCCCAGGCGACGACTTGGACTACGTGAACCGGGCGATCCAGGGCACAGATGGAGCGGGAGCGGTGCCGCTCGGCATTGCGGCGGTGGTCGCCTCCGCAGTGGCCAAGCCAATCTCCGTGACTGCAGACGTCTGGTACTATTCGACCGACGGGCGCACGGAAGCGGAGGTGAAGGCCGCGGCAGAGAAGCTCGTGTCGGACTGGCTCCCGACGAGGCCCATCGGCGGAGACACAGGCGGCAAAGTGTACCAGTCCGCGATTCGCGGAGCGGTCCTTGCGGTCTCGCGTTACGCATACAACGCCACGGTGGCCGCTCCGGCCGGAGACGTCGCCATCGGGCCGAGCGAGGTGCCGACGGCAGGCGCGATCCAAATCACCGCGCACATGGTGACCCAATGAAGCCGTTTCGGTCATGGCTGGAAAGCATAGCTGCAGCTCCGTGGCTCAGGCGCGTGTGGCTGCTGCGGCTGCTTTACACGATAGCGCTGCACTTCGATGCGATAGTGGACTGGACCGTGCGCGGCGTCACCGCACGGTATCCCGAGCTGGCTCCGCCGGATGCCCTGCCTGCACTAGGCCGCGAGCGGGGCATCCGGCGTGGCTTTTCAGAAGCTGTGCATTCCTACCGGGCTCGCCTGATGGTGTGGCTGGTGTCGCGCAAATCGCGCGGCAACGCGTACGCGCTGATGGACCAGCTCGCAGGATACATGTCGCCGAACGCGGGGCGCATCCGGGTCGTCAACGCCAACGGGCACTGGTTCACGCGCGAGCCGGACGGCACCCGCGCGTGGTCGGCCAGAACTCCGTCTAACTGGATATGGGACCTGTACTACGCCGCATGGTCCCGATACTGGGTGATCATCTACCCGCCGACCGAGCTGTGGACCACCAGGCGATGGGGAGGCGGCCATCGCTGGGGCAGCGCCGCCGCATGGGGCAGCACGATTTTGCCTGAGCAGGCGAGAGCGCTGCGAGAGGTCGTGGCGGAGTGGAATCCGCCGCACGCGGCATGCTGGCGCATCGTGCTGGCGTTCGACAGCGAGGTGTTCGACCCGGCGCTGCCGGCTGGCGCGGGCAACCCTAACGGCGATTACTACTACTGGCACAAGGACTCGGCTGCAGTGGCAGTCCGCGCCCGAGATGCGCGCGGCAGGTACTGCGCAGGGAGCTTCTGATGAGCAAGACCTACAATCCATCCGCGATGCAGCACACGGCGTACACGCTGCCAGAGGACAACGACCTGCAGGACGCGGCATCGGTCAACGTGCCTTTGGAAGCGCTCGCGGACGACGTCCGGTGGTGTTTCGACCACGTGATTGGCGGCGACATGCGCACGATCGTACACTCGTTCCGCGGCGCCACGACGGGCTCGATCGGGTCGTCGGCGACGAATTTCGAGGACGTGCCGTCAACAGGGTCCGAGGATGCGATAGGGCTCGGATTCGAGGTGGCGCTCGACACGCAGTTCACGATCCAGGCGTCGTTCCAGGCATCGGGCAGCACGTACGGCGGCCAATACCAGCTCGCCTACTCTCTCGACGGCGCGACGATGCAGGCGATAGTTGGCGCTGCAGCCACGGTCAATCCGTTCCAGCCAGGCGAGGTGCGCCCAGTGACGCTGTGCGGGTCGTTCGTGACGCTGGACGATGCGGACGACATTCGATTTTACCTGCAAGTCAGGTCTCTGACGGGCGGCTCCACTGCATCGGCGCACGCGCCGTGGAACTTCACCGCAACCGGATTTAAGGCAAACGAATGAGCACTCTGAACAAGCTGCTGGGACCCGCGCTGTCGTACCTCGACAGCATCCTGCCGAAGAGAGGCCGCATAGACTATGGGGCCGGACTGCAGGTGCAGGACGGCGGAGCGCAGGACGACGTGGTGCGAATCTCCAGCACAGGCACTGTGCTGGTCGGCTCGCCGGTGGCAACCAATCCATCCGCGCTCGGCGGATGGATCCTGGCATACAGCTCGGCTCTGTCTGCATGGGTGCCGGTGCGCGGCCTGGTGGTTGTGTCGAGCGGGCACGTCCAAGTCAGTGGCGCCACTCCTGTGGTCGTCTATTGCGCTGGGATCCTGCCGACAGACACATTCTCGTGGTCGATGAACACACCTGGCGGGTCTCCCCAGGCCGCGCCGCGGCACATGTCCACCGATGTACCAGGCAACTCGTTCACCGTCTCGTCCACGGCCACCGATTCGTCAATATACAACTACATTGTGCTGCGCGCGGGCGACATCCCGCCCGCATGAGGAATGCTGCCATGACTAATTTGAACGACTTCGAGGGCAAGACCGGCGAGCTGCGCGAGCAGCTGCCGTCAATCGGCGCGGTGCTGCTCCGGCGGGACGACGACACCGTCGACATGCTGCGCTCCGCAGGACAAGGGCGCGCCAGCGTGTATGCTCTTGCGCCTGCGATGCAGTCCGCCGGCCATAGCCGCGCGCTCGCGCTGCCGACCGCCGGAGCCTGGACCAGGTCTGCGGCGCTGTCGGAGGGGCCGTGCGACGCCGTCGAGGCAGAGCAGGACGGCGTGTATGTGTTCGGCCAGGGCAGAGACAGCGCTCCGCTGGTCAGCCAGAATCCGGCGCACTGGACGCTCGGCTCGGGCTGGTCGGTCGATGGCGACGTGGTCATGCACTCTGCGGGCACAGCCGACCTCGAATTTCCTGTGGCGGCGCAGAATCCGATCCAGCTGCAGATTCCGTACGCCGTGGTCTACACCGTGACCCGGCGCGCAGCGGGCGACGTGACAGAGAAGCTCGGCACAGCCGGGTCGAGTGCTCGCACGGCAGACGGCCAGTACGTGCAAGTGCTCGTCCCGACGATCAGCGGCAAGCTGATTTTCACGCCGAGCAACGATTTCGTGGGGGGCATCATGCTCTCGCGCACCTGGGTGCTGCCTGCGCATTTCTTGCCGAGCGCTGGGCAAGAGAAGGCGCTCGCGCTGTCTCACATCGCGGCGGCCACTCTGCGCAGCGCGCCGAGCACGATGATTGCCTCGCCGTCTCCCGCGATGCTCATTCGGGCGCACTGGTATAGGGTGGTGCCGTGAATATGGGAATGGCCATAGCGCTGGGCGGCGGCGGCGGCTCGGCGTTCGCCCCAACGGGTGTTCCTGGGCTCGCTTTCTGGTGGGAGGGCGACACAGAAGCATACCCGGCTGCCGTCACCATCTCAGCCAGCCAGCCGAACCTGGTGGACGGCAACATGGAGGCGGCTGGCGTCTTGGCCTGGACCTCGTACGTCACCACGACTCCGGTCAAAGACACGTCCATCAAGCACAGCGGCACCCAGTCGATTCGACAGGACTGGGTGTCGGGCAATGGGGGGATCTACCAGAACGTTCTTACGACAGGCCTGTGGTACCGCGTGCGGGGCTGGTGCAGGGGCGATGGCAACGCCTATATGGACATTTACATGGGCGCGCAGAAGTGGATCGGCACGGCATCCACCGACTGGCAATACTTCGATGTAGTCGCGCAAGCAGGGGACGCGAACCTGCAATTCCGCAGTCTGAACATGGCGGCAGGCCGGTCGGTGTGGGTGGATGACGTGACGGTCGAGTGCGTGTCGGCTCCATCGGCCGCAGACCTGACGGGGCAAGGGCGCACGCTGCTGCAAGCCACGCCAGCCAACCAGCCCGGATGGGTCGCGCAAGGTACGGGCGGCGTGCTGCGGTTCGACGGCGTTAGCGATTTTCTGAAGACCGCTGCATTCGCGCTGAACCAACCTACCCACGGCATTATTGCGGCCAAGTGGACTTCAACCGGCACCTACGCCCGGCTGGTAGACGGCAACGACGCCAATCAGGGGAGCCTCCTGACCACGGCCGCAGGAGGGCCGAACGTGACCCTGACGGCAGGCGGCGCAGGGGTTGTCAAATCGCTGGTGGACGGCTCGTGGCACACCATCGACTACGTGCTCAACGGTGCATCGTCCAAGCTGGCTCAAGACGGAGGGGCGTTCACTGTGGGCGATGCTGGCGTGCTCAACCCTGGCGGTCTCACGCTCGGCACAGGCGGGCACGGATTCAACCCGGCCCGTGCTGACGTGTACGCGGTGCTCCAGTACAGCGGGGAGCTGTCCGCATCCGACCGAGCAAAGGTGATCGCATACTTGAAGACAAAGGCTGCAAAGGCTGCGGTGGTGCTGCCATGACAACAGGCAACGGCAAAGCGGTAGATGAGGTCGGACACTTCTGCAGGCGCGGCGAGCGCATCCGCGACCTGGAAGACCAGCACAGCAATATCAGCGAAGAGCTAATCAAATTGTCGAACCGCATCGGCGCCATACTGCCCGATGGCGCCGCCTCGCCGCATTCGCTGACCTCTCTGGTGATGGACCTTGGCGCACGCATGGTCAGCCTGAACCACAGGCTCAATTCCATCGCGCCAAAGATTGAAGAGATCGAAGAGGAGCGCGAGACCACACAGATCCAGACTCGCGCCGAGCTGGTCAACCGGGCGCACCGCGTTGAGCGCGAGTTGGAAGAAGTCAAAAAGCAGCAGCAGATCGATGTTGCAATCCGGTCCAAGGCCGAGACAGCCAAGACCCGCAAGATGGTCTACTCGATTGCAATCGGTCTGGCACTTGTCGCCTCCGGCGCAGGCGGCAGCGAGATCGTCAAGCTCGTGATGGGATTTTTGGTGAGGTGATGGACCTGTCGTCGATAGGCGTGCAGATAGTCGCATTGGCAGCAGCCACAGTGGCCGCTGTGCAGGGGCTGCGGTCTGCAATCCCTGCATTTCACGGCTGGCGCACGGTGCTGCTTGTGCTGCTGGTGGCAGCCGTGCTTTGCGTCGCATTGTCGTGCTACGAGCACGGCATGGACGCGTGGTGGCGCGGCATGCTCCAGTCCGTGGTGGTCTGGATTGTCGCGCTCGGAGGCGACAGCTGGGCGAAGCGGATTGCATCCAAAGCCGCGGGCGATGCGCCATGACTGATGCGCAATTCAGAGAGCTGGTCGAGGCGCATGCAGGCGACGGCATCACTACGCGCAGATGCGGCGACGGCATCGCGCTGTACGTGCACGACCCGGCGAGTCCGAGAGAGCCGCGGCTGTACGAAGGCCGCACATTGGAAGAGTGCATGGAATTGATGTTGCGCAACGAGCGCAACAGGAGGAAGTGATGGCATCTCAGATTCAGACAATCACCAAAATGTATGCGGCCACAGGCGCGCTGAATTGGGTATCGGACGACATTCGCGTGGCGCTGAGCACATCGCCTGCGCTGCCGTCTGTGAATGGCACCGTGTATTTGTCCACCATGCCGGCAGAGTGCAGCGGAGGCAACTACGTGCGCAAGCAGCTCGCGAACAAATCGGTGGTGGAAGACACGTCCGCGGAGTGCGCCAAGCTCATGGCGGACAACGTCACATGGACTGCGCTCAACGCAGGCACCATTGCGACGGTGTGGATCTACGTTCACAACGCGCTGGACTCGGCTGCTGTGGTGCTGGCTGTGCTCGACCCGGGCGACCTGGTGACCAACGGCGGCGACGTGGTGGCCAAGTGGGACAATCAGTCGAGCGCTGGGAAGCTGATGACGATCTGAGGTGATGGGTGGCCGCCAAGAGGCTCTATCTCGTCGACGCGGCGGCTGCAGGCTCCAACCACGGGAGCCTGCAGGACGGCGGCGCCGCGCCTGCCGGTGCTAGGACCGTCACCGGCATCATCAACGGTCAGACGACGGCCACCAAGTACCAGATCCAGGACTACGGGGTGGAGCGCGCCAACACTTGGGCGGCCACTTCGTACATCGATGCCGGCACGGCCATAAACAATACGGTGGGTGATTGCTGGCGCTCTGAAGACCCCATCACCGGGTCGTTTGCGAACGCCGCGTGGGCGGTCAGCCTGCAGGCGCGTGGCGAGTCGCGCGCGACCAGCACGACCGGCGGCTCCTTCAAGTTCCGGCTGTGGAAAGGCGCGGACGCGACCGGCTCGGGTGCAACTTCCATAGCAGTCGGGCAGACGACCTCGTTCTCTGCGCTCGCGAACAGCGCTGCGCAGACCGTGACGGCGAGCGTGTCTCCGGGCGCGCTGTCTCTATCTGGCGAGTATCTGTTCCTGCAGATCGAATTTGTGCTGTCGACCGCCGGCAACAACAATGCAGCCGACATCCATCTGTGCGTCGGCAGCAGCTGCACGGTCACCACCAGCGACTTCACCGCGCCCAGCCAGACCATGGCCGTGGACCCAGCGGCCGCCTCGCCAGCCGCAATGGCGCCTGTTCTGGTGTCGGAGCAGTCGGCGCAAGACTTGGTCGCACCCGCTGCAGCCGCTGCTCCCGCGGCAGCGGACCCTGCGCTGCAGCCCGGCGGAGCCGCTCTGGCGCCGGCTCCCGCGCAAGCGCTGCCCAGCCCTGCGAACCCTGCGCTGCAGCCCGGCGGAGCCGCACTGGTCGCGCCTGCTGCAGCGGCTGCTCCTGCAGCAGCGGACCCTGCGATGGAGTCGTCGTCTCCGCAGCAGCAGATGGTGCTGGACTCGCCTGCAGCGGTAGTCGAGGCTGCAGCGCTGGCGATGTCGCCCGGGCCGGCATGGTTGGCCGCGGCGGCCGCGGCGGCCGCTCCTGCAGCGGTGGCCGCAGTGCTGGTCGCAGGAGCAGCAGCGATGGCGCTTGGCGCGGCGGCAGCCTCTCCTGCGGCGGCGGACCCGGCGATGGAATCCGCTGCAGCTGCGCTTGTTGCGCCCGCTGCAGCCGCCTCGCCCGCAGCAGCGGACCCCACTCTGCGACCCGGCGAAGCCGCTCTTGAGCCCGCTCCCGCGCAAGCGCAGCCCGAGGCGATGGAGCCCGCGCTGGAGCCCGGCGGAGCCGCACTGGTCGCGCCTGCCGCCAGTGTGCTGCCGCGGGCGGTAGCGCCGCGCATGGTGTCCGGAGAGCTGCCCGCGCAAGCGCTGCCGATGTCTGTCGTCTCCGCGCAGCCTGCAGCAGCGGACCCTGCGCTGCAGCCCGGCGCCGCTGCCCTGGCGATGCCTGTCGTCTCCGTGCTGCTGCGCTCGTACCTGTCGTTGGCCGCAGGGCCGGCATCGATCGGCATGCCCGCGCCGGGTTGCAATCCGCTGCCCGCTGCGCTGGAGCTGGCCCATGGTGGCGAGCAGGAGCTGCAGCTGATGCCGGTGCTGCCGGGCGCATGCGACCCGGAGCCTTCCGCGCTGGCGTGGGGCGTATTTGGCGATGCGCACATCGCGCTGTCTGCTACTCCAGCTGTGCGCGTGCGCATCTCAAGCGAGGACGCGTCAAGCGCTGCGCTCGCGCTGTCTGCGGCGCCAGCTGTGCGCGTGCGCATCTCCAGCGATGACGCGTCCAGCGCTGCGCTCGCGCTGTCTGCGGCGCCAGCTGTGCGCATCTCGATCTCCATAACATGCGAGGCGACATCATGAGGCTCGGCGACACAGCGCAAATCCGAATCACAGTGCAGTCCATTTCCGGACAGATGGCGGACCCGGACGAGATGACGCTCGTGGTGCGAGACGGCGGCGGCATGGACACGTCGCACGCGCTCGCAGACATGGTCCGCGTCTCGACCGGCGTATACACGCTGCAGCTGCAGCTGGATCCGGACCGCGCACCTGGCACATGGCAGGCGTACGCGCGCTGTGAGGATGCCGGCCTTCGCGGCTCCGAGCTACACAGATTTGTGGTCGACGACATCTGGTCATAGCGGCTCTGTCGCCGTACCATCGGGGTCATGATCCAGCGACCCGATGATCCCACCAGCCCCGAGACCCCCATCGCCAAGCAGCCCGACAAGCAACGCGAGCCCGTCATCATCCGCGGCGTGCCGGTCAAGATCGAGCAGGACGAGCCCGAGACCGAGACCGAGCAGGAGCCCGAAGAGCCCCCATCCTGACACGTCTTCGCGAGCGCTGGGGCAGCCCGACATAGCGGCCCCGAAAAAAATCGCGAAAGGGCTCTTGACGGACGCCAAGCCGTCAACATAGTCCTCCAGTAGACTGCAGCTCGCCGGCTAGCGTCGGCGCCACTGGTCCCCGACAGCTCCCTGTGCACAGGGCTAGGCTAGGGGGAGGCGATGCGGTCTCCTGACGCGGATGCATGCCGCGGGGAGACTCCGCCTAGGCCGCCAGATGGTCTGCGTCCCCAGGCGGTCTCCTGACACGAGGAGACTTACAGTGCGGAAACGTATCGAGAAAATCAGGGATTTGAACGCGCTCGTGGACGCGGCCGAGACCCCGGCCGAGACCCAAGAGACGACCGAGGGCAAGGTCACCATTACCATGGACCTGCCGACATGACGCGCCTCGAACATATCTGGCAGCGAAATGGGCTCGATCGGGCCGTGGGAGTGACGGAGCGGTCCTGCCTACTGGTCGCCTGGAGGCGCGTGGCCTACGACTACCCCGAGCTGCACGACTCGCCCAAGTATCTGCGGGCGATGCAGCTGGTCGACGACCATCTGCTGGCTGTGCTCTCGCCGGAGGACGAGGAGCGCGTGGCGCAGCATGAGGCGCACATCCGTCTCGCCACGGGACAGGCCACGGGAGACGCCCAGGCCGAGACCCCGGCCGAGACCCCGGGCCGGCCTGCCGAGACCGAGGAAAACCCCGCGGAGGCGCGGGACGGGTGGGGCGACGTCGGCCCCGTCGACTGGGTGCTGGGGTGGATGAGCCAGTGCGGCCACGACATCTCGCCCGAGCTGGCGCGTGCTGTCGTCCAGCTGGTGCGCGAGCGCACCTGAACTGGCGCAGCTGGCCCTGGGGCCGCCTGGTCTTTGACATTTTGGGTGGCCGTCAGCGCTGCGACGGAAGCATTGACGGCCACCCAAATGCCGTGTTGAAATCGGCACATGAGCACCTGCATCACCTACTGCCGAGTCTCAGGGACAGCACAGGAGCGAGCGGACACGATAGAGGCGCAGAGACCCGTGGTGCGCGACCTGGCCGAGCGCCGCGGGCTGCAGGTGCTGCGCGCTGTCGAGGAGCCAGGGCACAGGACAGGCACTAGGCTGGCGGGACGGCAGCTGCAGGCTGTGCTGGCCGAGCTGCAGTCTGGCCAGCTGCGTGTGGACTATTTCGTGGTGCGCGATTTCGAGCGGTTGTTTCGACCGAAGAAGCGTGACCTGCAGAGCCAGCTGGACGCGGTGCTGGTCCGCTCGGTGCTGATGCAGGCTGGGGTCCGGGTGCTGGACCACGGCGGCGAGCACGACCCCGCCAACACGTTCGCATTTGGTATAAAGATGCTGTCGTCAGAAGACGACACCGAGCGGACGCTCGCCAAGTTTCGGTCTGGCAGACAGCGCGCTCTGGCCGATGGCAAGTATGCCTGGGCCACGCCACCATTCGGTTATCGCAGGGTATACAGCGACAAGCGCGACTACCAGGTGGTGCCAGACCCAGAGGAGGTGCGGGTGCTGCGCACGGTGCTGAGCGAGTTCGCGACCAGGGGCTCGGTCGACACTGCCCTGTGGCTGCGCGAGCACCAGGTGCGCACCCCGGACGCCATCCGCGGCAAGGTGGCGAAAGCCAACCGCAGGGCGGACTGGGACGAGCACCGCTGGAGTCACCAGCAGGTGCTGCAGCTGTGCGACTGCGCAGACCGCTACGCCAGCGGCCGCTGGACCTATAGCTACTTGGGGGAGACGCACGAGCTGCAGCTGGAGCCTGTGCTGGACGCGGCACTGGCCGAGCGGGTGCGGGCAGAGCGCAGGCACCGCACTGCCAGGGCGGACCTGCAGCAGCACGAGACCACGGGGCTGCTGCGCTGCAAGTGCGGCGGCCGCGTCGAGAATAACTCGGTGACCTGCGGCGGCAGGAAGTACTGCTACGTCCGGTGCAGGTCCTGCAGCAGCACCATCAGGCAGGAGCCTGTGGCAGACCTGCTCTGGCGCTCGGTGCTAGTCCGGAGCCTGCAGCTGATGGCCGTGCGGCCTGACCTGCGGCAGGACCACGAGACGGCCAGGAGAGTGGCAGAGCGTGTCTGCGCTGGGGTGCGGCAGCAGATGCGGGAGTTGGTGCGGCTGCGCGTGCAGTGCCAGATGGATGAGCAGGTGTTTAGGGCAGAGCACGAGCGGCTGGCCACGGCGCTGGCTGCAGCCGAGGCGGACCTGGCGAGAGCGCAGGCCCTAGAGCAGGCCCAGGAGCAGCACGCGGCAGAGCACGCCACACTGCAGGACCGGCTGGTAGCGGAGCTGGAGCGGCTGCGCCAGCAGGGCGTGACGCCTACTGGGCGCAGGCGCGTGATGCGCCAGATATTGGGCGAGGCCCGGGCGGTGCTGGACTACCAGGGTCCGTGCATCGAGCTGCCTGAGCAGGACGGCGCTGCAGCGTGGAGCTGCGGCCTGCAGGACAGGCCCTGGGTGCGAGCAGGTATGCAGGACACCGATTTGGTGGGATTTCAAAAGACCGCTGGAGAGTGGCTCATGTTCCTGGCCATGGAGGGGGCAGTCCCGGCCGAGCTGGCGTGGCCCCGTCCTGACACGACGAGTGGGTCTCCTAGGGCTCCGGCTAGGGAGGCGGCCAGACATAGCCACGCTGGTCAAAAGACAAAGAGAAGGAGCGCATCACCAGCTGACGCTCAGTAATGCACTATGCGGTAGTCGCATGGGTGCCAGGTCTGGCCCCGCTCGACCTCATTCAGGATGCGCGCGAGCTGGCGCCATCGCTCCGTGGCCTGATGTAGCGAGCGCTGATAATTGCCCTCGGACACGATCACCGAGCCCGTGTCGGTGTGTTCGGCTCGCACAGTGTATGTCAGATTAGTCCGGAGCCCGAACCACTCGGAGAGCAAAGTCACGACCCATCCGTGGGTCTCGATGCGCTTGCAGACGGTTTGCACTCTGGACTTGGAGGGTTCCTGGACGCACGAGGAGGGGTTTCCCGCGCGCTCGCGGTAAGTCAACGGAACCAAAGGGGACGGCACTCCCGGGGCAGGACGGGTAGGGAGTCCCAGGCCAGGACGCAATCTGGCGGTGGGATGGACTCGCGAGTCCATAGAAATCCTTCGATCCGGTCACAGAGAGACCTGACCTCAGGAGGCAGATCCCTCATCGAGTTGTCCGGATCGGGTTCGTCGTAGTCGTGTCGCTCTAGCTGGGCCCGGATGCGTCGAGATCGTGTAGACATAGTGACTAGGACGGATAATTAAGAGGCTAGAATCCAAGAGCCAAGAGCAGCCACGGGACAGCGTTACAGTCCGACTGCAGCCTTGCCCGCCTCGGGAGAAGGGACTCGGAGCAAAGAGGCGGCAGTGCTCGAACACACGGTACGGACCGTACGAAGCGCACTCCGAGACGCGCACAGCACGTCCGCCTCCGTAAGGCGGACTCAGAGGCGGGTCCGCCTTCGGTCCGCCTTGCTCCGCCTTGCTCCGCCGCCCCAGTCCGCCTCCCGCCTTGCCCCCCTTAAGGGGGCAGAGGCGGAAAACCAACCCCAAGGGCCCAAGCACGACGAGTGTACTCGCACGGTAGAGTACTCGGAGAGGCTCTTGGAGGAGCCGCAGGCACTCGGAGCCGCTAGACCTTTTATAGGCTGGCTACTTACAGAGGACAACAATGAGCAAACTCAATCTCGACCAGGGGCGCGACATCCGATTTCGACACTCGCGGGGCGAATCGATCGGCTCGCTCGTCAGAGCGTACGGACTGACTCGGCCATCAATCAAAGCCATCCTGCGGATGCAGTCCCACGCGTACCGATTGGAAATGTCTGTACCGGACGCGATGTGGGATGCGCTCGCGTCCCAGGCCGAGCACGAGGGCCGCTCGGTGCCAGACGTCGTGCGCTCGATCTTGGCCGAGAGAATTGGCATCTGAATAGCACTGTGCCCAGCACGGGTGGAGCCGGCTGGGCACTAGAAAGGAGCGAAACTTCCATGAAACATACATCTATTAAAGCCCTAAGGCGCCGGTCATGAACGTCCTCCTACGAAGTCTTATCCAGGTTGGAAATGTGCCTGACGCCGACATGTGTGTGGCCAACTGGCGTGCTTTCGAGGATGGCGGCGTGGTTGCATCGGGCAACGACCGCGCCAACCACGAGGCCGTCATCGAGCATCTGCGGTACTACTACGAGAGTGTCGGCGGGCCGCCGGACATCACGGCAATGCGGACGTACTTCAGCAGCGTGGACCGCATAGAAGTCTGCGACTACCTCGACAGCATCAGGGCAGAGCGCCCGCTCATTGCCACGAATTTCAAGGGTCATGCGCACCATGTGGCGAGGCAGCAATACTCATATAGGTTCGAGTCGGCACTTCATGAAGCTTCAAAGGTCGACAAGAACGGCGTCGTCGTCACGGTCCTGCAGGACGGGAAAAAGGTCAAGCAGACACTCCGAGGCACTGAGGACGCGATGGCGCTCCTGCGCCGGAAGCTGGATTCCATCGACGGTCCGAGCCGGGATGTATGGGGCGCGCCCCTGGATTTCAGCGCTCCCCAGAAGCCGCCTCGCTTTCTGCTCGACCACTTCGGCCTGATGGAGGGGCGCCCCAACGTGATCGCGGGCTATGCCGGCTCAGCCAAGACGTTCCTCGCTATCGAGCTGGCTATTGCCGTGGTCTCCGGGCAGGAGAAGTGTTGGGGCGGGCTAGACGTGTCGCTGTCCGGCCCGGTGCTGCACCTCGATTATGAGATGGGATCGAAGCTCACCTGGCGCCGGTATCACCGCATCGCTCAGGCGATGGGCGTGGACCTGTCGAAGCATGCCGTTCGCGGTGACGACAGGCAGGAGGTTTTTATACGGCAGACTGCGCCGCGCCACTCACTGGAGATTATCCCGTTCTCTCGCCTGGATTTGAGCATGGCGATCGCCGAACGCGAGCTGACAAGGAAGTGCCGAGGCAAGGTGCTGTGCATCATCGACAGCTTTAGGGCGGCGACTGCGAAGAGCGGTGTTGACGAAAATTCGTCGAATGTTCGACAATACCTTGACATGCTCGGCAAGGTGACCGACGCGACTGGGTGCGTGTTCGTGGTGCTGCACCACGAACGCAAGATGGGCAAGGACGACGGCGGAGCATCCGCCATGCAACTCATGCGCGGTAGCTCCGCGATTGCTGATGCCCTCGGGGCAAGCGTCCGCGTGTCGAGCAGGGATGGCATCATCTCTGTGCAGCAGGGCAAGAACACCGCCCGCAGGATGGGAGAAGACATAGCGCTGGTACTCCAGGACAGCGGGCTGGTGCATCCGGATTGGAAGGATTCAGAAAAGCTCGCACTTGTGCGCGTGCAATATGAGCCTGACAAGCAGGTGGACGCGGACTCGCAGATGCTGCTCGACGCCATCGTCGCAAAGGGGCCGGTCGAGACGGTGGATGGGCTGCGCGATCTGGCCAGGGCGGCAGTAGGATGCTCCGGAATCAGCACAGCACGTATCAATGCGGCAATCTCGGCTCTGCGAACTTCCAAGAAGATCGAAAAGGGAGATGCGGGGTGGTGCGCGTCCAGCGATGTGCAGATTGGCCAGAGTCTGCTGAAGTGCGGATCATGAACGGATACCCGGACATTGCAATGTCGAAGTACCACGCGACCTGCGTCTGGTGAAAAATGTCTACATGTGTTCGACAGCGTGAGCTAGGAGGCTCTATAGGGAATGCAGGGCCAGAGGTACCGAGCAACAGCTGATAAAAGACTCTAGCGGATATCGCAACAATAGATAGAGAGCGGGGCCGGACAGCAGCATCACCGCCCGGCCCCTGACCGTGGAGACTAGACGCATACTTTACACTGGATACTCGATACTGGGCTAACGCAGATGAATCAGAGAGCACGACCATGGGACTGGAGCTTACCGATATCGACGATCCGACCAACGAGACCTCATCCGCCGCCTACGCGCGCACCAATGCAGGAGCGCTGCGCGAGCAGATCTACGAGTACATCTCGGCTCAGCCTAACGGCGCGACCTGCGACGAGGTCGAGCGCGCCATGACCGTCCGGCACTCGACTGCGAGCGCCAGGATCCGGGAGCTGACCCACGACGGGCGCATCCACTACCAGGGCACCCGGGCCACATCGTCGGGGTGCCAGGCGCGCATATACTACGTGGGGGGCCAGCCGCCTGTGACGGTCAGCGTCACCATCACAGCCACGGCAGCCAAGACCGGGGACCTGGCACAGCTGATGCGACAGATCCGCCAGGCACTGGAGGGCATCTAGGTGGCCACCATTGCGATCATTAACTGGGTGGTGCTGGTGACGACGCTGCTGCTGTGGGCTCGCTCGGAGCGCAAGCGCATCGAGCACGAGGAGCTGGTGCGGAAAGTCATGGAGGAGTGACCTAGCGCTGGCGAGCTGCGGGCTCGTCTGTTGCGGCACGAGCGTTGCGAGCGCCTGTCGGCATGACATCTGACCTACGCAAGAAAGACCCTACGAAGGCGCGTCAAGAGATACTGGACGCACTGGAGCGCACAGGCGGTAAGCGCTTCGAAGCGGCCAAGCTGCTCGGCGTGCAGTATCGGACATTCCTACGGGCTATTCAGAGCCTCAATCTCTGGCCTATCATCGAGCGCAGATATGGCCGGAAAGCCCCGCTCGGGCACACAAGCACGTAACGTCCGCGTCACGTGACGTCACAGGTGACGTCACCCGCCCGTACTGACCGCGAGCGATCCGTGACATGTGACTTCCGGTCACAATTGGTATTACCTAGCTGCATATCGACGTGATAAAGACCAGTCTTTGCGACCAACATAAGGGCCCGTTCGAGAGACTTTGGCATATGACGTGGCAGTCATGATTCGGACCATTTCGGCGGGCGTTTTGTGACATATGACACGTTGGCATTTCCCATGCAGATGGATCCGGGCTGACGTAACCCTAGACGCAAAGAGAGGCTGGCATGGGACAGACTAACGGATATTGCGGCATCACGAAGGCACAGATCAGGCAAATGCTCGCCGAGCGAGACCGGGTGGTGCAATTGGCACTGTGCATCATCGAGGGCAGGACGACGGGGCGCAAGCCGAGCGACGTGGGTGTGGGATGGATGTGCAGCCACCGGGCAGTAGGCTCGGAGCTGGCCGAGCTGGCGATGCAGGCGATGCAGAATGGGGAGCAGATGGGCAGGGCGGACATGGCGCGAGCCCGGGCGCTGCTCGCGCACTACGTGGTGCAGCTCGCCAGGCATCTGAGGGCTGCCGAGCTGCGGCAGAACAAGGCGCTGCGCGTGAAGCTGGCGCCATATCTCAGCAAGGAGCAGGTGCGCAGCTGAGGGGGCCTCTGGAGGGGGCCGGAGGCCCGGCCCCCTCCAACGTCTCCATCAGGTGAGGAGAGCTGATCATGTGGATCTGGACACTGACACCCAACAACGGATTTTGCGCGGCGTCCGAGGCGTTCCGGCTGTCCATCTGCGGACTGCACTGGACGATACGCCGGAGCGGACGGGCTGGCTGGGGGGAGGATGCCCTCGCCGAGGGACGGTTCGAAAACGACCCGGGAATGTCGAATATTCAACAGACGCTGCTGCGGAAACAATATGTCGAGTGGCAGGCGGCACTACTGGAGGTGCACGAATCATGAGTACATTATGAACAAGCGAGATTTGGCAAAACTGATTGAATCGTACGCGGTGGTCATGAGCCGTGACGGCTCGTGCACGATACAGCACGCACTGAGAGCCACGTACTTGAATCGTGTGTCGCCGATAGACCAGACATGGAAGCGGCTGGAACTGGCGGGCATGGTCGAGCGCGAGACTTTCACCAGCACCGGCACAACCAGTAGTTACGATGGCTCTAGATGGGTCAAGCGGGAACACACAGAGCATCTGTGCCGCATCAAAATCACTGCGCGCGGAAAGCTCGCGGTGACTGCAGCTTGGCAAGCCGCTATCGCCAAGTTGCGCGCGGAGCTGGAGCAGGAGTCATGACCACTACATGCACAATTTTCGAGGTGCTAGAGGGCGGCACAGTAGTATACTCGGACGAGGACTCGGCCTGCATCGTGACCTGGAACGGGTCGCAGACCATGTCTATGTGGACACAGACGCCCGAGCACGAACAGAAGCAGAATGCTGGACCGTAGCGCCGCCGGCGGACCTGGCCGCAGCCCGAGCCAAGGCGCGCAGCCTGTACTGCGAGACGCTGGACCTGGTGCACTGGGCGATGCTCAGCCAGCGCGCCGCAATCTACGAGCTGGCCGAGTCGGACCCGACCGGCTGCCAGGGAATGTTCGTCCGCTGCCCGGAATGCAGCACCTGGCACCTGCCGGGCAGTCATCCCCAGGACTGCTGCTCGGCGGGCCTGCTCGACTGCGTGCACGAGTCCTGACTCACGTACCGTCCCTGGGTGGACGACACCATCCTGACCTGGCTCAGAGTGGTGCCTGACGGAGCCCGACCCGGCGACTGGCGTGGCCGAGCATGGCGGCGGAGGCCGCCCGTACAATGCCATCACCATCGAGCGGGGCGACATCCGCTGGAGCTGGGGCCGGCCCCTTCGTCACCTGATCGACCCGGAGCGCATGGCGACCAATCCCTGGCTGACGCCAGACAATCCGTACCCGACCGTATAGTGACCCCGTCATAACGTCGGACAAACGGATGATACGACAGCGGGCGGCTCGACCGGGCAGTGGGGCTCGGGCAGTCGCCCGCTGCCGTAAAGTAGAGTCCCTAGATGGGACACTTGCGGCCACTGCGACCCAACGACGCGCCAACCCCTCCTGACGAGTTAGACGATCCACCAGACGAGCCCAACGATTCCAACCTGCAGCAGTGGAGCTGGGCGGACGTCGAGTCAGTGCTCGACCAGATGGACCCGGCGATGGCCGACATCCTGATATTCCGCATGCGCGACGGCATGACCCAGCGCGCGATCGCCCGCATGATGGGGCTGACTCAGGCCGCGATTAGCTGGCGCCAGCGCCGAGCGGTCAAGGCGGCGCAGTGGCTGCTGGCTAGGCGTGCGGCGTGCGGCAATATCACGCGTGACGAGATGTACCGGGATCTGCGCGCATTGCTGGATGAGCGAGACATCGAGATGGCGTGGCACATGTACACCACCACGTGCCAGACGCGCACTGCGGAGGCGTGCGGCATCACCCAGGCGGTTGTCAACTCGGTATATGCGCGCATCATGCGCGTGCTGGCGCAGGCCGCGCGACGTGACCCATCGCTGGCCAAATACTTCACTGCGATGCAGATGCTGCGGAACCACTGGTGCGTCGCCACAACCTGGCGGCTCTGGCAAGCCGATATGCCCGAGCGGCTGCGGGCTGACGAGCCGCTGCCGCGGGCGACATTGCACCGTTGGCCGCGAAAGTCAAAGCATTAAAACTTTTATGAAATACCCTATATGCAACAGTTAGGGGTGCTGCGAC